AAAAATATGAAAAGCAGTGTGAAAAATTCATGCCGGACATAGAAACCATTGATTGTAAGGTGAACGTGAAAGCGGTGTATTACATGCCGAACAACCGCAGGGTTGATCTTACGAATCTTCATGAAGCCTTGCATGATATTCTGGTGCATTACGGAGTGCTGTCGGATGATAATTGCAAAATTATCGTTTCTACAGATGGAAGTTATGTAGATGTTGATAAGTGGGAGCCGAGGACAGAGGTCACAATAACAGAGTTAGAAGAGGGGTGATCGCTTGAATTACATAGCCGAAATAAAAGCATTCTACGATCGGCTCGAACTAAATCCGCTGCCCTCACCCGCCATCGCCTTATGGCATGCGCTTATGTCCATAGCGAATAAAACGGGTTGGCAGCAAGAGTTTACGGTAGCCGTATCAGTCCTGGTGCTGAAATCGGGGCTGAATGCACAGGCAATCAAAAGAGCGAGAAACCGCTTGGAACAGGATGGGTATATTACATGGCGTTCCCGAGGGGGAAACCAAGCTGCGGTTTATCATCTGAATAGTCTTGTGGTACAAAACGAGGTTAAAAATGTACCACAGTGTGAACCACAAAGTGTACCACAAACCGAACCACAGAGCGTACCACAGTGTGAACCACAAAGTGTACCTATTACTAAACATAAACTAAACGAAACCAAAACACCCCCTATATCCCCCGTGGAGCGGTTCGTGGAATTTGCTGCAGCCTACCCGAAAAAATGTACCGGCTACCTGTCAGAATCGGAATACTGCAATGCGGTGATGGCTGGCGTACCGGAGGATGATCTGATACGGGCGGCGCAGAATTATGCGGATGCTTGCCGGCGGGACAGAACGGCGGAGCGGTATATCAAGAAAGCGGAAAACTGGCTTCGTGAGAATGTATTTATGCAGTATCTAAAAGGAGCGGGCAATGGAGCAGATGGAACAAACGCTGGAGAAAATACTACAGCGCATGAAAAATCGATCAATGAGCGGCTCGGGGAACTTGGAGACACCGGAGAATTTGAAGGATTCTGATGTGTGCCCGTTGTGCAATGGTACCGAGTGGATATTGACCGAAAAGGACGGTATCACAACGGCGGTGGAATGTAAGTGCCGGGAGCGGGCGGCGATGTCAAGGCGGTTGCGGTTTGCAGATATACCAGAAGCGTTCCGGGGGATGGATTTGAAAACCTTCCGCACGGATGTGTACCGACAGCCGGACAGCAAAAAGACGGTGGCAGATGCCTGCCGGATCATAAAGGCTTACCTGGAAGATTTCGGAACCCAGAGGGAGCAGGGGATGGGGCTGTTTATCTGGTCCCGCACAAAGGGCAGCGGGAAGACCCGGATTGCTGCCGGGATTGCAAATGAGTTGATGAAAAGCTATGCAGTCAAGTTCGCGGTATCGCTGACCATCTTGCAGGAGATCAAGAATACATGGCGGCGGGATGCCGAATACAGTGAGAGCCGGTTACTGGATGCGCTTAACACGGTGGATGTGCTGATTATCGATGATTTCGGCGTGGAATCCCCGGCGGCGTGGATCAACGACAAGATGTACCAGATTATCAACGAGCGGTACATCAACAAGAAAGTGACAATCTTCACAAGTAACGAATCATTGGACAGCCTGCGGTACGATGACCGGATCACGAACCGGATCAAGGAGCGGACATATCAGATTGCATTCCCGGAGGAATCGGTTCGGGACCATATCGCAGAGCGGAACCAGGAAGAGATGATTGAAAAAGTTATGAGAGGACAGGGCAATGGAGAGAAGAAAAAGAACGAGCATGTATGACCCGTACCGAGAGGATATTGTGGCAGCTCTTGAAACGGGTAAGACGATCAGACAGATTTACGATGAGATCATACGCCCGGCGCTGAACGGCGGGTGCGAATACAGCGGCTTGGTGTATTACGTGAATAAAAACGGTCTCCGGTACGTCACAGAAAATGACGGTTATGAGCCGGTGCATATCTGTGCAAAGTGTGAGCATTGCGGTCAGATCCAGCGGGAGCGGTTTGATCCCATGAGAATTTGCAAAACAGCGGAGCGGGAGGTTCTGGCGGTGGTTAAAACGTCGCCAAGGTGGTGCCCGTTACGATCGAGGAATACAGGGGGCGAGATAAATGCATAGAGACAGCAAGGAGCGCCGTAGGCGCGTGGCGGAGATCAGCGAGAAGATGACACGCCCGAGCAAGCATGTGAGCAGCGACGCGCTTAAGAGATTCAGAGAGGTGCCGTATCAGTTGCGGTGCAGAAAGGAGCAGGGAAAATGAATGTCGATAAATGATGCCATAGAAATATTGGAAAAAGCTATAGAAGCCCAAAAAGATAATAGAGATATGCTCCAAGCTTTAACAAAAGCTGTGAAAGCATTGCAGATATGCAGGGACACAAAAATGAAACAGCAGCCAAGAAAAGTGGCAACCAGGTATGCGCGGAAAGAATTCTACTGCCCTGCATGTAAAAAACATATACGTGACATCTACAGAAATAAAGGCAGGTATTCATTTTGCGATGTATGTGGTCAAAAAATTGATTGGAGATAAAGACACGGAAGGGAGAAAAAAAGATGCCGAAGTGTAAGAACTGCAATAACTTATATAATCTGTCAAATAAAGATGATGTAATTGTCGGTAAGTGGTGTCCGAAGATTAACGACAGCCCACATTTAGACATGGAGCGCAACTGTGAGCATTATAAAGCCATGACCAATGCAGACCGGATCCGGAGCATGACGGACGAGGAACTGGCAAAATGGTTTGATGCTGTGACGAAAGACATACTTGGTGGAAGCACTTGGGATAAAAAAGGATGGCTTAAATGGCTTAAGGCAAAGAGTGAGGGATAGCATGGAGAGATTAACAGAAAGGAATCCATTATGGATTGATGATGAACTGTGGGAAAGGGCATGTGAACCGGATTGCGAGGAAATAGATGCCGTATATCGGAAACTCAAAGACTACGAGGATGCCGAGGAGCAGGGATTGCTTCTGCGGTTGCCGTGCAAGGTGGGAGATACCGTATGGGTAGTTACTTCTCCGTTTAATGTGTTTGATGGCATTGAATATGATGAAAATATGAAAGATGAAGTGTATGAAGCTTTTATTTCTAGTGTAACTTTCTATGAATGCGGGGAGCAATATAGAATTTATGCAAAAGCAACAAATCACTTTATCGGAGCGTATTTTAGAAAATGCGATTTTGGGAAAACCGTATTCCTTACAAAAGAGGAAGCCGAAGCCAAGCTAAAAGAAATGGAGGGTGAACATGGAGAATAGATTTTTATTCCGTGGAAAGCGGATTGATAACGGCGAATGGATTGTTGGGAGTCTGATTGTTGATAAACATCAGCATATTGAGACGGGAGAACAAATTGAAATTATAGGGATATATCCTAGTGAGTATAAGGATTTTTCAAAAAGGATAGACCCATCCACTATCTGCCAGTGCACCGGACTTAAGGACAAGAACGGCAAGCTGATTTTTGAGAATGATATTCTCTCAGGGCATATCGACGTTGAGTTTCCAGAAGATGAGACGAGAAAGCGTGTCGTGTGGCATAAAAACGGATGGTGCACGAATGAGCCGGGCTGTGATGACTATGAGGAACTGGATGATTTTGATTCAGAGAATTTTGAAGTGATCGGCAACATGATTGACAACCCGGAGTTGTTGGAGGTGTAGGAATGAGTAACAACACAAATATAGTAATATCACAGGCTTTAATGATGAGAATTAAAAATTATGCAGAAAGAGCATTGGATAGAAAAGATGTAACAGTTGATATAGCTATGGCTGAAATACGCTGTACGGTTGACGCTTATGACGAATATTTTCATACAGGCAGACTGCCAGTAAGAAAGGAGTAGCCATGACAGAGAATGAAGCAATCGAAAAAATCAAGTACCGGATGCATACGGCGGAGCATGTAGCCGGGGAATGCGGAATGGAAGATCTGGAAATGGCGATAAAGGCACTGGAAGAGGTGCAGCGCTGGCACACATCAGAAATCAACCCTAATATTAAAAACGAATTTGCAAACACCTCTACACAGATCTGCCACAACTGCGACCACAAAGATGAATACATCGAGGAACTGGAAGCAGAAGTGGAAGAGTACCGCACAATCGGTACACCGGAAGAATGCCGTAAATCATTGGAAATCTGCAAAGCTATGGTTGAACGTAATATAACACCAGATGATATGGAAAATTATATGAAGTTTGAGGATGAATGCATAAAGCAGGGATTTACACTTGACAGCATTCTGAAATCCAGAGAGAAGCAGACGGCAAAGAAAATAGAAATCTTTAATGGACAGGCATCTTGCCCTAACTGTAAGCACTTTTTTGGAGAAATGAATGTTATTAGGAGTCTGATAGCATGGAACATGCCATATTGCAAACATTGTGGTCAGAAATTAGATTGGAGTGATGAAGAATGAGTGCGATATGGTTCATAGTTCTGTTTTTAGCTTGGGAAAATGGAGTTGAAATTGATGATGCGTCATATTTGATGTTTGCAATTTTTTATGTCGGAGATTGTATTTTAATGCGGACAGGAGGAAGAAATGGGAAGGCTGATTGATGAGGATGATGTAAAGAAGATGATTTCTGATACATTTGAGAAGGAAAAAGATGTTATAAATAGCTTTTGGAAAATGGGTACGTTGATGGATAAGGTCGACGAAATTCAGACCGCCTACGATGTGGATGCGGTTGTGGAGCAGTTGGAAGAAAGAAGCGAAGAATATAATTCTGGTGTACGGTTGCATGGAAAGCCGGAAGAAATGCTTACGGATGAAGCAATCGAGATTGTGAAAGGCGGTGGCGTAGATGCCAATTAAACCAGAAAATCGGAAAAGATATCCGGCAAACTGGAAAGACATACGAAAAGATATCCTTAAACGGGCAGACAATAAATGCGAATTTTGTGGAATTGAGAATTATGCTATCCGCGAAAATGGCTCAAAAGTTGTCTTGACAATAGCGCATTTAGACCATACACCGGAAAATTGCGATTACAGTAATCTCAGAGCGTTATGCCAGCTTTGCCACAACAGGTATGATGCAAAGCACAGGGCAGAAACGAGAAGAAAGGTGGTGGAGTAGATGGCAGTTAAACCAATTTTGTTCAATACCGAGATGGTTCGGGCAATTCTGGACGGGAGAAAAGATGCAACGAGAAGAATTGTAAAAGGCTTTATTCCTAATGATGCAGTATGGGGATATACCGCTTTTACACCTAAAGGGTACATATCGTGTAGAGGTACATTTGCAGATGGGTATGGAGAGAAATTCTTTAAGTTGCCTTGCGAGCCGGGCAATATCCTGTATGTCCGGGAAACATGGAAAAAGGCACCAAATGGGTATTATTACTACGAAGATTGGCAGAAAAATGTCATCGCAGATATTACAAAATGGAAACCATCCATCCACATGCCGAAAGAAGCCGCGCGTATCTGGCTTAAGGTCACAGATGTGAAAGTGGAGCGGCTGCAGAATATCACAGAAGATGGATCAAAAGCCGAGGGTGCAATAGATAACAGAGGATTTATTCATTTCTCGGACGACGAATACGATCGCATACATACTGCCAGGGAGCATTTTATTGAAATCTGGAACAGCACTATCAAGAAATCCGATTTTGAGCGCTACAGTTGGGATACATCCCCGTGGGTGTGGGTTGTTGAATTTGAACGGTGCGAAAAGCCGGAAGGAGTGTGAATAGATGCCTAAAGCCGTATTAGTAATAGATATGCCGGAACGATGTACTAAATGTCCTTTGTTGCTTACAATTCCGCAGAAAGGCGGGCTTGCACTTTGCCTTGCCAGACCAACGAACGGACAGGAAGAATATAATCCGAAGAATGAAAAAACATGGAGACCAGATTGGTGTCCACTCCGGGAACTGCCGGAGAAGATACCGGAACTTAAATCCGGTTATGAAGAAATTAGCAAGAGCATTCACTGAGACGGCTGGAATGCGTGTTTGGATGAAATTTTAGGAGGAAAAGATGACGGTACAACAGTATGAAGAATACAAAGAAAAGATGAACCGACTTGAACCAGTTAAAGATTTTCTTTTTTGGTGCGGAGAGAGGTATCGTGGAAAAAGTGTATCAAAGCATCACTTTAGAATAAAGACAATCAAACAAAGCTTCTTGTTACATATTCATTCCTATCTTGGTGAGTCATACGATTATGAAATCCCAGAAGATTTACAAGAAAGAATCGTAAAGACCATTGAAGAGTATGTGGACGAGAAAGAAAGGGAACTTGAGCAGATATGAGCAAAAGCAGAGCAAGTAAATTAAACGGCTACCGGAGCGCGGTAAGCAGGCAGAGAAATGATGTTTATAAATTTAAGCCTAAAAGAGGTAAGAAAAATGGCAGAAAGGGTTAGGTGGCTGGATAAGAATTGCAGTAAGTGCGGATCACAGATGAATAGTTGGGACATGCGATTGACCAAGACTTTCAAGGTGCGAAATACTTGCGAGAAGTGCTTCTGCAAAATATATGATATGGATCAGGATTCATTTCGGAGTACAATGGAAGATTTTTGGGGCATTCGTCCTTGCCAGGGAATTTGATTATGGGAAAAGAGTACAACAAACTGACACAAAGACTTCTCGCTGAAGGATATACCGTAGATGATTATCCAGACTATGTGCAGATTTGCACAAGCAAGTTTAGCGGTAGTGATCCTTTGAATAATATGTCAGGTGGATTTGAATATAAACGTTTTTATAGTGATCAGATTGTGTACAAGACAGGGTGCGGGAAGTACATAATGGGGAGCCATGTTGTTGGCGATTTTGGATATATCATTGATTGGAGCCATGAGAATGACAATCCTGTGTTTCGTTGCCCTTATAACAAACCAGAATGCGAATACAATGATCCGCGATTACATGGTATGCATGGTGGCGGTTTATGCATCCAGTGTTGGTGCACCTGTCACAGGACGGATGAACCATACGATTATGAGAACAGCATCGAAAAAGAAAATGCGAAGCGTGACGCAGAGCGAAGACAAAAGTACGAGGAATACTGTCAAGCCCACAATGGGCGAGTCTGCCAGAATCATATGTTTTATGATGAGCACACACGGACATGGGAACAACACTATGAACCGACCAGATGCGCACATATGTGCTATTCGCAGAATGGGTATTGCCCGATCCTTGGGCGTAAGTTGAGTAGAAAACGGGGAAATGTGTACTATGATCTGCGAGAATCTGGTGCGGTGAGGAAAAAAGAACAGATTTCATTGTTTGAACAGGACAGGTGGGAACACATAACAAAAGGAATTCGGTATTTAAAAAAGCCATGTAGCTTGGACATTTGCGAAGCCATTGTAAAAACGCAGCAAGAAGATATTCGACGGAACTATGAGATAAATCATTCGTCGATGATGCTTATGGATGAAACATATACTTGGGAAATATATAACATTCGCGCCGAAGCAAAGCCAAGCCGTGATCTGCTACAGGATTTACAGGACTTAAGAGATGGTATTCCAATTACGTTTGATGATGACAGGATAAAGGAGAAAGAGACAAAGAAAAAAGAACAGAGAAATGCAAATAAGCAAAAAGCTATTGAGAAGTTAGAAAAGAAGCTGATTGAAATCGGCTACGAAAATCTTTCTGACACGTCTGCTGACCGTGTGCACGCGGATAAGTGGTTAGATCCGGAGAGATTGGAAGAATTGGAGAATATCCGACGACAGAAAATAAAAGAAGAACAGGAAAAGCCGGTACAACTTAGCCTGTTCGATATGTAGAAAGGAGCCGGGACCTATCCGGATAAAAGGCGCGCCGGGTTCCTTTTGAAGAAAATGAAAACAAAATGTGAAATTTACAGAGATTCTATGCAGAATTACAAAAAGTACGCGATACCGTCGGCACAGCTTATTATTGCCGATGTACCTTACAACGTAGGGAAGAATTTCTACGGCAGCAATCCGATGTGGTACAACGGCGGCGATAACAAGAATGGAGAAAGCAAACTTGCAGGAAAAGCAGCATTTAATTCGGATTTTAATTTCAATCTGTATGAGTATTTCCATTTTTGCAGCAAGATGCTTAAGAAAGAGCCAAAGAAAGCAGGAAACCGCGGTAGAAGTTCAGAAGCACCGTGCATGATCGTGTTCTGTGCGTTTGAGCAGATGCAGACATTGATTGCGGCGGCAAAGAAGCATGGTTTCAACAATTACATACCACTTGTATTTGTAAAAAATTACAGTCCACAGGTGCTTAAGGCAAATATGAGAGTGGTCGGAGCGACGGAGTATGCATTGATCTTATATAGGGACAAGTTGCCAAAGTTTAGAAATGGAGCAAGATTCGATGAAAACGGAAAGACTATCCGAGGCACTGGACATATGATCTTTAACTGGTTTACTTGGGAGAAAGATGGCAAAGATATTCCCAAAATCCACCCGGCACAGAAGCCAGTATCTGTTTTAAAAAAGCTAATAGAGATATTTACAGATCCCGGTGATGTGGTAATTGATCCATGTTGTGGAAGCGGTAGCACATTAAGAGCGGCGGCGGAACTTGGAAGAAATGCGTATGGATTTGAGATTGACCGCAATTTTTATACAGGAGCAAAAGAGAAAATGCTTGTGTTCGAAACTGATAATCAGATTAGTTTCGAGGATATTCCAGGGGTGATGCCATGAGAACAGTATTGAAATATCCGGGAAGTAAATGGAACATTGCTCACCGACTGGTGGAACTGATACCGGAACATCACAGCTATGTAGAGCCGTTCTTCGGCAGCGGGGCCGTGTTATTTAATAAGCCGGTATCTGATATCGAGACGATCAATGATCTGGATCATGATGTTGTGAATCTCTTCCGGTGCATACAGGAAGATGCGGAACGTCTGTCCAGAATGGTAATGACTACACCATTCAGTCGTGAAAAATATGAGGATACATATAAACTGGATGTATGGGAGCTGATGATGCCGGATGAACCGTATCATAAGGCATTACGATTTTTAATCCAGTGCTGGCAGGGGCATGGGTTCCGTACCAATGGTAGCAAGGTAGGATGGAAAAACGATGTACAGGGCAGGGAGAGAGCCTACGCTCTGTGGAACTGGTACCGTCTGCCGGAATGGATCATTGACATAGCGGAACGCCTGCGCATGGTGCAGATCGAGAATCGCCCGGCGTTGGAAGTGATTGAGAGATTTAATTACAGCAATGTTTTTATGTATATTGATCCGCCGTATATTTTGGGTACCAGAGCGGGAAAGCAATACAAGCATGAGATGACGGATGCGGATCACGAAGAAATGTTGAAGCTGTTGCTGCAGAGTAAAGCAAAGATCATGATTTCTGGTTACGAGTCAGAAATGTATAACGATTATTTGACTGGATGGGAGAAAAAACAATTTTCGACCTGCGCAGAGTATGGAAAACCGCGGACAGAAACGGTGTGGATGAATTATAGGGCAGATTTACAGATGAAATTGGACTTTTCGGAGGTTACGTCAGTATGATAAATGGAGAATTGATCGTTGACAACTTCGCCGGTGGCGGTGGTGCTTCCACCGGTATAGAGTTAGCAACTGGATACAGCGTTGATATTGCGATCAACCATGATCCGGAAGCAATCAAGATGCACAAAGCAAACCATCCGAACACAAAGCATTACTGTGAAAACGTCTGGGCGGTTGATCCGGTCAAAGCGTGCAACGGGCATCCGGTAGCACTTGCCTGGTTCTCGCCGGACTGCAAGCATTTCAGTAAGGCAAAGGGCGGCAAGCCCAAGGATAAGACCATCAGAGGTCTTGCGTGGGTAGCCTGCAGGTGGGCGGGACTTGTCCGACCGAGAGTCATCATGCTTGAAAATGTGGAAGAGTTCAAAACATGGGGACCATTGAACAGATATGGACTGGTCACATCATTTATCCAAAAGTATTATGGCGGAAATTATCAGGGAAACGGCTCTGACATTAAAGAGCCATTGCACACCATTACGACACTTGAAAGAAACGCTATGTGTGCAGTAAACCTTATTCAGATGAATAATCATTGTGATGGAAGGGATGTAAAAGAGCCAATTCCGACAATCACAGCAGGAGACGGTCATTTCGGAGAGGTGAGAGCTTTTTTAATCAAATATTATGGACAGGGAACTGGACAGGATATAAAGGCACCGTTGGACACCGTGACGGCGCAGGACAGATTCGGACTGGTAACCATCAATGGCGTAGATTATCAGATAGTGGACATCGGACTGCGGATGTTGGAGCCACGGGAACTGTACGGATGCCAGGGATTCCCAGAGGATTACATAATCGACCATGATTATACCGGCAAGACGTATCCGCGGAGCGAACAGGTGCGCCGCTGCGGCAATGCTGTGTGTCCACCGATTCCTGCAGCATTAGTTAGGGCAAATCTTCCGGAGCTGTGTGTTGCGGAGCGTATGCCAAACATGAGGATCGAGTCAGAGCAGACCGGACAGCTCCGGTTTGCATGAGATCAAACAGCTATAGTCCCCGCCAGCAGTAATGCGGCGGGGCGGAAGATGACACACGGGGAAGTTGAGAGAGGGGAATGTCTATGGATGAAAAAGAAATATTTGAAATCTGCCAGAGCGTGGACAGCATCATTGCTGCGGAACTGACAGAATCCATCGTGCGCGGCACCAGTTACGATATGCTGGAAGCCCACCACGGCATTCTCCCGATCAGCAGGAGGGGATTCTATCGGAGACGTGGAACGGCACAGCGACTTATACGGCAGAGGATGGCACATCTGGTGGAAGAAAAGAACGGGCAGTATATGATTGTATGGGGGAAGACGTAAAAAATTTGCATATTGACGAATGTAGTGATATAATTTCTATATTAAGTTACAAAGGGGGAATTATTATGTCAAAATGTATTAGATGCGGAAAGAATGAAGGTATTTACCCACATTACAATGGTGGAAAAGTATGCGAACAATGCTTGGGATTTTATTTTCAGTGTCCTGATTGTACAGTTGTATATGATAGAGATGACCCTGAACATTATGATGCTGGCGGGTTTTGTCCAAAACATATAGCAGATCACTAAAGAAATTGCCAACCGTCAATATTTGATGGTTGGTATTTTTTTGACCTAAACTTGGCACAAATCCACTCCCAACCTATTGTATGATATTATCAGAAACATTGCAGTGATAATACCAGAAAGGGGAGAATACGGTGGGAGTAGATAAGAAAATATTGGAGCAGTATGTAGATGCATGTGAGATGATCCGGGAGACGGAGCAGGACATTAAGAGATTGAAGCGTAAGCGGCAAACGATTGTGACAGGAAGTGTAAAAGGTTCAATGAATGATTTCCCGTACGCAGAGACACATTTCAAAATTGAGGGAACATCGTTCACATACATGGATGATGCACAGCTGCGTATAGAAGAGAAACTGCTGGAAGAGAGAAAAGCCCAGTCGGAAGAGATCAAGCTGCAGGTGGAGCAGTGGATGAACGGCATACCGGTACGGATGCAGAGAATTATCCGTTATAAGTTCTTTGAGGGACTGAGCTGGGAGCAGGTGGCAGTAAGAATGGGACGAAAGTGTACCGAGGGAAGTATAAAGATGGAGTTTCAGAGATTTATGGACGCTGCGTAAAAGTTTGTTACGATTGTTACACATGTTACGAAAAATCAATGTATAGTATAAACTGCAAGAAGTGAATTGAGAGAGCCAAGAGCCATTTGCTTTTTGCAACTCCCCCAACCCAGAGAAGGCGCCCGTTTAATGACGGGTGCTTTTTTGTATGTAAAGAAAAGGTAGGTGATGGTCCTTGCCAAAGGCAAAAGATGCGAGAGCGGACAAAGCCTTTGAAATGTATAAGCAAGGGCTTAAGCTAATAGAGATTGCAAACCAGCTCGGGATAGCCGAGGGAACAGTTCGGAGTTGGAAGAACCGGTATAAGTGGGATGATAACGGTAATGCAACGTTGCAAAAGAAAGAGAAAAAGGAACGCAACGTTGCGAAAGAGAATAAGCAAGCCAAGAGAGTAAAGAAAGAGCCTGTTGCGCATGAAGTCGAAGCGGTGATACAGAATACTGATTTGACGGATAAGCAACAGCTTTTTTGCATTTATTACATTCGCTGCTTTAATGCCACCAAGGCATATCAGAAAGCGTATGGAAGCGACTATACAACTGCAATGGTAAACGGGCATCAGCTACTTAGAAATACTAAGGTAAAAGATGAAATACTCCGTTTGAAACAGGAGCGTCTTAACAGGGAGTTCCTAAGTGAAACCGATATCTTTCAGAAGTACATGGATATTGCATTTGCAGATGTGACTGATTTCGTCACGGTAAAAGGCGAGACAGTGCGGATGAATGAGAATGTGGACGGCAGTTTGATTGATGAAATCACAGGGACTGCTTATGGTGTGAAGGTAAAACTTGCCGACCGCATGAAAGCACTACAGTGGTTATCTGACCATATGGACCTTGCAACGGATAAGCAGAGGGCTGAAATTGCACTGTTAAAATCCAGAGCGGACGCTGGCAAGGATGACCGGGAGAATAAGCTGGATAAATTCTTTGAGCAGATAGAGGGTGCATTAAAAGATGCTGAGTGATTTATACACACCAAAACAGCTTGATACATTCCGATTTGCTGTAAATAATGATTATTTTATGCTAATCAATCACGGTGCGAAACGTACCGGAAAAACGGTTCTGGACAATGACCTGTTCCTGTATGAATTACGCAGGATTAAAAAAATTGCCGCTGCACAGGGCGTTGAGAATCCGCAATATATATTGGCTGGTGCTGACCTGGGAGCGCTTAACCGAAACGTGTTGATTGAGCTTTCCAACAAATACGGCATTGAGTTTCACTTTGATAAATTTAATCGGTTCAAGCTATTCGGCGTGCAGGTGTGTTGTTTCGGACATTCCAAGATAAACGACCTGGGGCGCATCCGAGGAATGACTGCATACGGGGCTTATATCAATGAGGGCACGATGGCAAAGCAGGAAGTGTTTGACGAGATTAAGTCCAGATGTTCCGGCAATGGTGCAAGGATGCTGATTGATACAAACCCGGATAACCCGGAACACTGGCTTAAGAAAGATTTTATTGATAAGGCGGATGGAAAAACCATCAAGGCAGTGCAATACAGGCTGGATGATAACACGTTCCTGTCAGAACGGTATAAGCAGAATATGAAAGAAACAACGCCGTCCGGGATGTTTTATGACCGAAACATTAATGGAATGTGGGTAATGGGCGAGGGTGCTGTATACCGGGATTTCAATGCAAAAATTCATTACATCAGCAGAGAGGAACTGCAAAAGGTCAATTTTGTTAAATACATCGCCGGGGTTGATTGGGGATATGAGCATTTTGGAGCAATTGTACTATTGGGAAAGGACGATAAGGGATGCTATTACCTTATCAAAGAGATTGCCCGACAGTATGAAGAAATAGATTTCTGGCTGGAGCAGGCCCAGGCAATCAAAGCCGAGTATGGCAATATACCATTTTATTGTGATTCTGCCCGACCGGAATATGTGAAAAAGTTCAAGCAGAATGGCTTGCGTGCGATTAACGCCAACAAGGCAGTGTTAAGCGGAATTGAGCGCGTGGCACAGTTATATAAGCAAGATAAGTTACGGATTGCGGATGATGTCGACCGGTTCCGGGATGAGATTTATATGTACGTTTGGAACGAAAAGACCGGGGAGCCGGTCAAGCAGTTTGATGATGTGCAGGATGCCATTCGGTACGCAATATACACGGACGAAAACCACGGCGGCATCAGCATTTTAAAATAGAGGTGAGAACATGGAACTTGAGGTAATGAAAAAACTCATAAGAAAATACGAACCGGGACATACACGGTTTTCCTTGCGGGCGATGCAGGCGGAACGGTACTACCGGAATGAAACGGATATTCTGGTAAAAGACAAGCTCACAGACGAAAAAGAGAAAGAGGAACCCGATAATCCGTTACGTAACGCAGATAACCGGATCCCCCGGAACTTCCACGGGCTTATCGTAAATCAGAAAGCTGCGTACATGTTCACGGCACCGCCGCTCTTTGACATTGGGAACGAGCATGGAAATGAAGTTGTGACAGAAATACTCGGGGATGAATACCGGAAGAATTGCATGGAGCTGTGCATAAATGCTGCCAATGCGTCAGTAGGCTGGATTCACTACTGGGAGGATGAAGATGGAGCATTCCAGTGGGCGGTAGTTGACAGCAAGCAGATTATTCCGATTGAATCTCATGATTTGAAAAAGAAACTGCTTGGCGTTCTCCGTATGTATGATGAAATCGACGAAGAGACGGGAGATACCTATGCAATCTATGAATACTGGGACAAGGAAAGCTGCTGGACATTCCGGCGGAAGAACGGAGACACCTTAGAGGATGGTTTGTTCTATTACAATACTTTTATGGTGCCGGATTCCAGTGATTCTACTGCAGAGTATCGTCATGAATTTGGAGAAGTGCCGTTTATTCCGTTCCCGAACAATAACACCAATACGAATGATTTGAAAAATATCAAGCCGCTGATAGACGTATACGACAAGGTCTACAGCGGTTTTGTTAATGATTTGGATGATATTCAACAGCTGATAATTGTTCTGTCCGGGTACGGCGGCACAGATCTTAACACGTTTCTGTCAGATTTGAAAAAATATAAGACCATCAAGGTAGATGGGGACGAGGGCAGTAACCCGGGAGTGAGCACACTCAACATCGAGATTCCGATAGAAGCCCGTAACAGCGCTCTGGAAGTCACCAGAAAGGCTATTTTTGAACAGGGGCAGGGATTTGACCCACAGCCGGAGAACTTCGGAAATCAGAGCGGAGAAGCGCTTAAATTCATGTATTCGTTGCTTGAAATGAAAGCCGGGCTGACGGAGACGGAGTTTCAGCTTGGGTTTGCCCGTCTGGTAAGAGCGATATGCCACCATGAGGGAATTGATTGCAAGAAAATCATCCAGACGTGGACCCGCACTTGTGTAAAAAATGACACGGAGCAGGCACAGATTTGCAAGGATTCGGTTGGAATTGTCAGTAAAAAGACGATTCTTAAAGCGCATCCGCTTGTCGAGGATGTAGACGCTGAATTGAAGCAGTTGGAGAAAGAGGCACAGGAAGCACAGGAGAAAGCAGATGCTTACGCCGGTGCTTTTGATGCATCTAAAAATAGCACTGAAACAGATAGCAATGAGAAAGCAGATGCCGAGCAGTGAAACGAGGTGAGTGCATGGGAGAACGGACAAGTGAATACTGGCAGGAGCGCTTCCGGCAGTTGGAAGAATCACAGCATGATACGTCCGTTCAGACCGTGCAGGAGATTGAGCAGGAGTTCCGGCGGGCAGAGCAGGCTCTTGACGGGAAGATTAACGCCTGGTATCAGCGGTTTGCTGCCAACAACGGCATTTCAATGGTGGAAGCCAGACGTTTGCTTAACAGTGAAGAACTGGAAGAGTTCCGGTGGGATGTGCAGGATTATATTAAATACGGGCGCGAGAATGGCATAAATCAGCAGTGGGCAAAACAGCTTGAGAACGCATCCGCAAAGGTGCATATCAGCAGATTGGAAGCTCTCAAGGTGCAGACACAGCAGGAAATTGAAAAGCTGTACGGAAATTATCATGATTCCATCGATGAACATATCACAAATCTGTATACATCCGGGTATTACCATACTGCATACGAAGTGCAGCGAGGTATCGGTGTTGGCTGGCAGATGCAGAGCTTTAATCCGGAAAAGGTCAATGACATCATACATAAGCCCTGGGCGGTGGATGGACGCAACTTTTCAGAGCGCATTTGGACGGATAAAACGAAGCTGATTAACAATATGCACGATTCCTTAACGCGGATGTGCATTACCGGGGAATCGCCGGACAGAGCCATACGGGAAATAGCCCAGAACATGAAAGTGAGCAGGTCGCAGGCGGCGCGAATCGTTCAGACGGAATCAGCGGCTTTTTCTGCTAAGACACAGGAGACGTGCTTTTCTGACCTTGGGGTGGAGGAGTTCGAGGTGGTAGAGACATTGGATGGCCATACTTGCACCACCTGCGGGGAGATGGACAGGAAACACTTTCCGATGAAAGATTATAAGATTGGTGTTACCGTGCCGCCGTTTCATCCGAATTGCCGGGGATGCATCTGCCCGTATTTCAATGATGAATTTACCACAGGGGAGAGAGTTGCGCGCGGGGCAGATGGCAAGAAGTATTATGTGCCGGAGAACATGACGTATGAGGAGTGGAAGAAAAATTTTGTTTACACTGATTGGAAAACTGCCGACATAAAGATTCCGAGTGACATTATGAATATTTCTGGAATGACACCAGATTATGCAGATGCTATAGAACGTGTGTATGAAAAAATGAAAAAGGAGTACATTGTAAATTTTCAAAATGTCACGGTTGAAAATTGGGGAGCAAAGAAGCCTGATGTTCCATTCTTTTGCCAGTATTATGAGGAAAATGGGAAACATATGGCGAAATTGGTGGTTAATTCGGGATATGATTTTTCTGGATTTGATGCTATTATAAAGGCAGGGTATGAGTATAAGTATTTTGCGGAAAAGCGTATTGAAGATTATATTGAACATGAGATAGTGCACATATTGACGGGGCAAGATATTGAAAGTGTAGAGGATTTCAACGCATTTTTTGAAGAGGTAAAAGACTTATATGTACCTGGAGTTTCTGGTTATTCGGATGAGGTGCAGAATGGATTTGAAACGCTTGCGGAAGCATATGTTAAGATAAAAAATGGCGAAGATGTTCCAGAAAAAGCAAAAGAATATGTCGATGGATATATAGAAAGGTGGAAACGGTAATGCTTAGAATTCCATACTGTTTATCATGTTCAAATTGCATGCCGGGTATGCGCTGCGACGCATATCCAGATGGTATTCCAACTGAGGTATTACATACAAAGAAAATAGATGGAGAGATATGCAGAGATAATATAGGGTTTAAAAAGAAACAAGATATACCACCAGCCGATAATGGTTAGGTGGTATTTTTATACCCCAAATTAGTAATGACAGGACAACCGGAAATTTATGAACCGAACGGCGTAGAGGTGACGCCAAGTAAGTTCCTCCGGCAGTCCTGTTTTTATATTGTCCGAAAGCCTTATGACGTTTAAACTGCGGCAATTTGCCCTTATGCATGGCATCAAAACTGCATACTGCTTGTGGAGACACCACGCTTAAAAACGGTGCAGGAAAGGAAACTATGGAATTTTTAAAAGACATTTTAGGCGAGGATCTCTATAAGCAGGTGTCAGATACCGTCAATGCCTATAATGGAAAGCCGGAGAATAAGGATAAGCAGGTAAAGCTTGCAGACCTTGGATCTGGTCAGTATGTTGACAAAGGCAAGTATGATACCGCCGTGGCAGAAAAAGAGAATCTTGCCGGTCAGATTAAGACACTCAACACAACTATCGGAGATTTAAAGAAGAACAATGCCGATAACGAGACGTTACAGACCACTATTGCCAATCTGCAGGGAGAACTTAAAAAACAGCAGACTGCAAGCGAGGAGATTGCGAAGACCTATGCGCTGAAAGATTCCCTCACAAAGCAGGGCGTACTTGATCCGGATTATCTGATCTACAAAGCCGGTGGCCTTGAGAAGTTCAACTTCGACAAGGAAGGAAAGCCGATCGGCGTGGAAGAGGTTGTGAAGCCATACAAAGATGATGCGGCTATGGCTCACCTGTTTAAGCAGGAACAGCAGAAACCGCCGTACAACCCGAAGAATGGCGGTGCAGGCGGTGTAACGAATCCGTTCGCAAAGGACACTTTTAATCTGACCGAACAGGGGCGCATGTTAAAAGAAAACCCGGCGCAGGCAAAAGAACTTGCCGCAGCGGCCGGAGTAACATTGTAAGAAAGAGAGGATGATAATTTATGGCAATTACAAAGATTGCAGACGTAATTGTACCGGAGCTTTTTAACCGGTATGTAATCAACAGAACGATGGAGCTGTCCGCGTTCTTCCAGAGCGGAATCGTGGTAAACAGCCCGGAATTTGATGCACTGGCATCCGAGGCGGCGAGAACACACAATATGCCGTTCTTTGAGGATTTACAGGGTGAGTCCGAGGCAATCCTTGAGGATGTGAAGATGACCGCAAAGAAGATCGGTTCCAACAAGGACGTATCCACCACGATTTACAGACAGAATATGTGGGGAGCAAGTAATCTTTCTGCAGCACTGGCCGGAGCCGATCCGATGAAAGCCATCGGTGATCTGGTAGCATCCTACTGGGCAAGAGATATGCAGAAGGAGCTTATCTCAATCCTTGCCGGAGTGTTCGGCACCACTACTGCGGGGGCAGAGGGAACACCGGCGGCGGAAACCAGAATGGCAGATCATATTCTTGACCTTACCACCGGAAAAACGGATGCGGCAAAGCAGATCAGCGCATCTGCGTTTATTGACGCATGCCAGCTGCTCGGCGACGCGCAGGCGCAGTTATCCGGCGTAGCGATGCACTCGGCGACAAAGTCTTATCTGAAAAAGCTGAATCTGATCGAGACAGAGCGTGATTCTACGGATGTTGAGTTTGACACCTATCAGGGCAGACGCGTGACCGTGGATGATGGCTGCCCGGTAACTTCCGGTGGCGTGTATACGACATACCTGTTTGGCAATGGTGCGGTAGCTTACGGCAATGGTTCTCCGGTAGGATTTGTCGCTACGGAAGTTGATCGTGACAAGCAGACCGGCGGCGGTATTGATTATCTTATCAACCGTAAGGCGTTCATCCTGCATCCGAGAGGAATTGCGTACACCGGAGCAAAGCGTGAGCATGTGGAGACACCGCTTCGTACAGAGCTTGCAATGGCGGAGAACTGGAAGCCGGTATATGAACCGAAGCAGCTTAGAATTGTAGCAATCAAGCATAAGATCGGTTAGGAGGCGCGGTATGGCAGAGGAAAGCAAGCTGACAGTCGAAAGGCTGTCGGCGCTTCTCGGGATAAGCGACCCGGATGAGACAGTGAAAGTTCACTTGGAGTTTGCGCTTGAAAATGCAGAGGATACGGTAAGAAACTACTGCCATATCGACGAGATTCCGGCAGGGCTGGAAACCACGGTACTGCGCATGGCGATGGATATTTACCGGAATGAGCATATGGGGAGTGCTGATATACCACAGACGGTTTCTTCGGTGCAGATCGGCGATACAACAACTTCTTTTAAGACTTCCGCAGCGGAGTTCTCGGAAAGCCTTATGAAGAATTACAAGCCGGTGCTGAACCGTTACCGGAAGGTGGTGTTTTGATGGATATGGTCAGAATGGCAATTGAAGCCATGTATGAAGATACCTGCACGGTTGTGGAACACCGTAAGACCAAGGAAAAGGGCGTTGTGACATACACGGACACCGTGGTCTTGGAAAATCAGCCGTGCAAGCTGTCGTTTGAGACGATCGCACAGGCAGAAAAGACCGATGCGGCATCTCCGGTAGCGCAGGCGGTAAAGCTGTTTGTTGCGCCGGAGGTGGAAATCAAGAGCGGCTCCAAGATCATCGTGACACACTGTGGCAATTCCACGGAGTACACCAGGAGCGGCGTTCCGGGGATGCACCCGACGCATCAGGAAATTATGCTGGATTTATTTAAGGAGTGGGCTTGATGGGAAATACAAAGGTTGATCTGAAACAATTGGAGGAGTTCCGGGATAGAGTTCAGAAGGCTGCCGATGAGGAACAGCAGAGAGCGTTCATGGAAGCCTGTGCCAAGGAGTTGGCAGCACGATTGCTGGCAAAGGTTATTAAGCGTACTCCGGTAGGGGATTACTCGGATTCCTATGATGTGGAGGATGACGGTCAGCAGAAGTTCCTTGTTATGTCAGAAAAACAGGGCGGGATTCTGCGCCGAGGATGGACAACCCATAAAGCCGGAAGCGGTGCAGAGGGAATGGAAACAAATAATGTAATGGATTTCGTGGACAGCTTGAAGATAAATCATTTTGGAGACACCTATGTAATTGAGGTGCGAAATGACGTGAAATATGCCAGCTACGTAGAGTTTGGACATCGCCAGACACCAGGGAGGTATGTTCCGGCTATCGGGAAGTGTCTAAAAAAAGGCTGGGTGCCGGGACAGCTTATGCTCACATATTCCACAAATGAAATTCGCAAGGCAGCACCGGGAATCCTCGAGAAGAAACTGACGGCATGGTTGAATGAGGTGTTTGCATGATCAACGAAGTTTTAAAGGGCATTACAGATGCCTTATATGCCGCATTTGGCGATAACTATGAAATCCATACAGAAGCATCAATGCAGGACATGGAAGAGCCTGCATTTTTTGTGCGCTGCATCAATCCGGATGTGCCGCGAGGGCTTACCGGCCGCAGAAAAGCAACATTGCTTTTTATCGTGCAGTATTTTCCGGAAAGCGACGAGCCAAAGAAAGAGATCAATACCGTTTACGAACGGTTGAGCGAGTGCCTGGACCTTATAGAGGTAGAAGGTAAAATGGTGCGCGGTACGATCGAATGTAAGGACATATCGGACGATGTGATGTCGGCAACGGCAGAATATACGTTATTCCTGGGGCAGAGCCAGAAAGATGCGTATATGGAAGAATGCGAAGTGAAAGGAGAGGTAAACAGTGGCAGAAGCAGTTAATAAAGTTACTTATACCAAAGAGCAGATCATTGGTTCCAAAAAATATGCGGGCAGGGCGGATCTCCTGTCGGCATTACTGGAACCGGGAAAATCTTATACGCTTGAGGAAGTGGATAAGAAAATGGAAAAATACATGAAAGGAGCGGTGCGATAATGTACGGAGGTGGACAGTGGACAACCCAGAATAAGGTTTTGGGTGGTGCTTATATCAATTTTATTTCGGCGGCGCGCGTGACCACGAATCTGTCAGAGCGTGGCGTGGCATCCATGCCTCTTGAACTTGACTGGGGTGCGGATAACGTGATGATGGAGGTGGCGCAGGAAGATTTCATTAAGAATTCGCTTACGCTGTTCGGTTATGCCTATACAGATGATAAGATGCAGCCGTTGCGCGAACTGTTTGCGCATGCGACAAAGGCTTATATCTATAAGCTGACATCGGGCGGTGCAAAGGCGGAAAATACCTATGCGACAGCGAAGTGCTGCGGAATCCGTGGCAATGATCTGAAGGTTGCTATTGCGGCGAATGTGGACGGAGATGGCTTTGACGTGAAGCTGTATCTGGATGCGCAGCTTGTGGATTCCCAGACGGTAGCATCCGCGGCTGATCTGAAAGAAAATGACTGGGTTACATGGAAAGAAACCGCACTTGAAGCAACGGCAGGCGTTCCGCTGGCAGGCGGTACGAATGGAACGGTCAATGGTGAGGTGCACCAGAAATACCTGGATCTCTTGGAATCATATACCGTGAATACGATCGGCGCGAGTGTGAGTGATGCTACCACGGCGAAACTGTACGCCGCATTTGCAAAGCGTATGAGGGACAAGGTCGGGGCGAAATTCCAGGCAGTCCTGTATAACTGCGCGGCGGATTATGAGGGCGTCATCAATGTGAAGAACAGCCCGGATGTGATTCCGTGGGTTGTGGGTCTGGAGGCGGCGTGCGGGGTTAATGCAACCTGTACCAACGCGATCTATGACGGGGAGCTTGAGATTGACACCGCCTATACGCAGACACAGCTTGAGAATGCTGTGAAAGCCGGTGAATTCGTCCTGCACAGCGTGGGAACGGAAGTGCGCGTCTTAGAGGATATCAATTCTCTTGTGACACTTACGGAGGATAAAAACGAACTCTTCCAGAGCAACCAGACGATCCGTGTGCTGGATCAGATCGCGATGGATATCGCATCGCTGTTCAACACGAAGTATCACGGCAAGGTTCAGAACAATGAATCTGGTCGTGTCAGCTTATGGAACGATATTGCATCGCATCATAAGCAGTTAGAGCAGCTTGGAGCAATCGAGAATTTTTCGGAGGATGATGTTGTGGTCTCCGCCGGAAGCGAGAAGCGCGGCGTATATGTGGAAGATAAGGTGACGATCGTCAATGCAATGTCACAGTTGTATATGACGGTCGTGATTGAGTAGGAGGTAAAGAGATGCTTAACGCTTATATGAATGAACAGGATGTGCCGTCTGCAAAAGAGGCGGAAGCTTTTGTCACGGTTGGCGAACAGAGATATAATCTGCTGAACGCAAAGAATTTTGAGGGCAAGGCAAACATCAGTACCAAGGAGATCCCGGTGCTGGGAAAGATCATTTCCGGCAGGAAGCCGACCGGAATGGTCGTGCAGGCAAAAATGACGGTCTACAAATGCTCGGAGATGTTTGACCGGATCGTAACAGAGTACAAAAATACCGGTCATCTGCCGGTGTTTGAATTGCAGACAACAAACAATGATGCGGCTACCTGCATGGGGCGCAGTACAAAGGTTTATCACAACTGCGTGATCGACGGAGATGTGCTGCTGTCAATGTTTGATGCCGAGGGTGGATTTGTCGAGCAGGAGATCAATTTCTATGCTGCGGATTATTCCAGCCCGGAATCCTACAAGGAGCCGTCCTACCTGTAGCAAGTCAACGGCGGCGGGAGACTGCCGCCAATTAAGAGAATGAGGAGAAAAAACATATGGGAAACTTAAAAGCATTTTTGAAACAGAATAAGAAAGCCAAAAAGACAACGCAGTTTGCTGCCACAAAGTCACTGTGTGATGAGAACGGTGATCCGTTACTCTGGACGATCAGACCTCTGTCCACAAAAGAATCTGCGGCAATCCGGGATGAATGTACGATTGAGGTGCCGGTAACCGGCAAGCCTGGACTGTATCGGCAGAAGGTTAATACGGATGAGCTTCTGAGAAAAATGATTTGCGCCGCGGTTGTGGAGCCGGATCTGCACAATGCAGAACTGCAGGATTCCTATGGCGTTATGAGTGCAGAGGCATTGATTGTGGAAATGGTCGACAACCCGGAAGAGTTCGGTGAGCTTGCCACATTCGTGCAGGAATACAGCGGCATCGATGAGACGCTGCAGGAGAAGGTTGACGAGGCAAAAAACTAATCAATGGCGGTGACGGTGAAGCGGCATATGCGCATTATTGCTTGCAGAAGTTTCACTGGCTGCCGTCATTCTTTTCTGAATTGGATCGGAATGAGAAAGCTTTTGTGATTGCGTCCATAGATCTTCGGGTCGAGGAAGAGAAGCGCAAGGCAAAAGAAATCCAGAAGTAGGAGGTAAGAGGATGTCAAGTATTCAGACTGCGATAGAGTTGTCGGACCGTATGTCTGCGCCGCTCTACAATATCTGTACGGCGGTGAATATGGTGATAAGCAATTTTGAAGCGCTGGAATATGCATCAAGCACCGCGATTGATACGTCGTCGATGGAAGAAGCGAGGCAGCTGCTTGCCGATGGCATGGTGGGTTTACAGGACATCACAAGTGCCACGGAGAGCGCGCGCCGGAAACAGGAGGAATACAACCAGAAGATACAGGCTGGATCACAGCATACGGATGTTCTCTTGAATAAGGTAAAAACGCTTGTCGGAGCGTATGTTGGCATTTCTACGGTAAAAAACGCACTGGATCTGTCGGATGAACTCACGCAGACCACGGCGCGCCTTGATATGATGGTGTCGCAGTATAATGCGTTGAATGGGACGATGCAGACAACAGATGAACTCTCGCAGATGATCTTCCTGTCGGCGCAGAATTCCAGGGCGTCTTATATGGATACAGCTGCATCGGTGGCGAAACTCGGAAATAATGCCCGGGATGCTTTTGCATCGACCGGCGAGATTGTGCAGTTCGCGGAGCTGGTAAATAAGCAGTTTACGATAGCCGGGGCATCGGCAACAGAATCGTCCAATGCGTTTTTGCAGTTGACACAGGCGTTAGGGTCTGGCGTGCTCCGTGGCGATGAGTTGAACAGTATCTTCGAGCAGGCGCCGAACTTGATCCAGACTGTGGCTGATTACATGGATGTTCCAATCGGTAAGATCCGGGAAATGGCATCAGATGGACAGGTCACCGCGGATATTGTAAAGAACGCAATGTTTGCGGCGGCAGATGATATAGATGCAAAGTTCAACTCCATGCCAATGACCTGGGGACAGCTATGGACATATTACTCCAATCAGGCACTTATGACATTTCAACCGGTACTACAGCGGCTGAATGAGATGGCAAACGATCAGCATATGCAAACGGCATTGACCGGAATTATGAATGCTCTGTCCGGGGCGGCAACGATCGCTTTGAATGTGATCGATGTAATGGTAACGGGCGGGGCGTATATCGTGGACAACTGGTCAATGATCGCACCGGTTATAGGTGGAGTAGCGGCGGCACTGGCGGCGTATGCAACGTATTTAGGGGTTGTAAAAACGGTAGAGGCAGTCAGTACAGGAATAAAAGTTGCCCTGTGTTTGGCATCATACGCGCATGCAGCTTTTACGAAAAAGGAAGCATCAGAAACTGCTATAGCTACAGCAACCCAATATGGGTTTAATACGGCATTATTGGCGTGTCCGCTTACATGGATTGTGGCAGCGATTATTATTGTTATAGCTGCGATATATTTAATTGTTGCAGCAATTAACAAAACACAACATACCGCCTATAGTGCGACCGGGGTTGTAGCTGGAATATTTGCCACACTGGGAGCACATATAATTAACACATTTGTTGTTCCGGCATGGAATGGGTTTGCCACGCTGGCGAATTTTTTCGGGAATGTATTTAATAATCCTGTCGCGGCAGTAGAGGTGATGTTTTATGATCTGTGTCTTACAGTCCTTGGATATATCTCAAATCTTGCGAGTGCGATACAGACACTTTTGAACAAAATACCGGGAGTTGAAGTCGATATTACCAGCGGTTTAGACGGATTCTACTCAAAGTTGGAAGAGGCACAGCAGGCGGTCAAGGATAAGTCAGGCTGGGTTGAGCAGGTCGGCAAGATGGATTATGTCGATTATCAGACTGCATACAACAAGGGATATGATTTCGGACAGGGCGTAGAGAACAAGGTTTCTGATTTCTTTGGTGGTATTAAGGATCTTGGAAACAGCGGAGACACCGGAGCATTAGGCAGTTATGGAGCCGCATCTGATATGGCTGCGAATGTTGCCAACATAGCAGGTGATACATCGAGTATCTCGGATTCGCTGGATGTTTCGGAAGAGGATCTGAAGTATCTGCGAGATATTGCGGAGCAGGAAGCAATCAACCGTTTTACGACGGCGGAGATCAAGGTGGATATGTCCGGTATGAGCAATACTGTGCATAATACCAATGATCTGGACGGTATTGTGGACGGATTGACCACGCGGGTACTGGAGGCGATGGAAATAGTCCGGGATGGAGCCTAAATATCGACAAACGCAGAAGGGAGGTGTATAATAATTTCACAAATTATTAGGGAGGAACTATTATGGGGTTATTTGGTAAGAAAGATCAAGCTAAGGAATATACAGATATCGTGCATGTTGTAGGGTTGCCAATCCCAGAAAATTGTAAATGCAAAGTTATGCTTAAAACTCAGGAAATGGTGATTTCCGGGGCTGGGACAGAAATGACATTATTGTATGAGAAAATACATAATGTTGATTTTCAGATGGATATTGATGAAAGCATATATCAGAAAAGCAGTTTGGCGAAAGGAATTGTTGGAGCAGCAACTTTTGGAGTGGCAGGAGCGGTGCTTGGTTCTGCACCGAAGACAAAAACAAAACGTGAGGTAAAATGCTATGCAATTGTGACATATCAAAATGCAGATGGCGAAGCACAGACGTTTGTTTTAAGAGATGAATATCCTAATACTCAAAAATGTGCAAAGCTGATAGAGCAATTAAAACCCAAAATTACAGCTAGGATGAATAGAGTGGAATTATAAAGATAGAGAATCACCCGCTTACATGACGTAGGCGGGGATTTTAAGAAATATTATTCGGTTTGTGGAGATTTACTTTTGACAAGATTAATATAATTTGGAATATTACTGCATATGAAATCAAACAATAAGTTGTATTCCAGTTCAGTTAGAGTGACCTCGGTAGAATCTTTTTTTAGTACAACATCGAAAGTATCACAAAGAGGATATTCATGAAAATCTACATCGTCATACAGATATTGTAGAAGGGAAGTCATTGCGTTTATTCCATATAATACTTCATCAGAGTAAAAATTTGTTTCATCATCATCCCAACCTAACAAAAAATCAGGAGTGGTTTCGAGAGCTTTTGCTATTAATAATATTTTTGATTGAGGAAGCCCACGTCCATCATTTTCTATTTTATTAATAGACGATCTTGATCTATATCCTATTTTTTTTGCAAGTTCTTCTTGGGACATGCCGAGTTCTTCACGTTTTTTTCGAATTCTATCACCAATTTCCATTATAATCACCTCGTAATTATATATTAGCATTGTGTAGAAAAAAATTCAACTTTTATTGAAATAAATGTTGACAATTATTAAACAAAAGAGTAACATAACAAATGTGGACAAAATGCCAACAATAAGAAAGGAGGGATGAAAAATGGTAGATACACAAAAATTATGTAAGAGAATAGATGAGTCTGGATTAAAAAAGTATTACATAGCTTCGAAGGTCGGCTTGACTACTTATGGATTACAAAAGAAAATTAATAACCAAACACAGTTTAAAGCCAATGAAATCGAAGAATTATGCATTATATTGAAAATTAAGACATTAGAAGAAAAAGAAAAAATTTTTTTTGCAAAAAATGTTGGCAAAGTGGAAACAAAAAATAAAGTTGCAAAAAAAGAGTAAACACCCACCGACCAAAGTTCGTGTTTACTCAAAATGGAACCTATTAAATATAGGAATTTCCTATTCGCATTATAGGGGATTCCACCAGTTTTTGCAAGGAGGAATTGCAATGCAGAATGAAATAGTAAGAGTGAATGATAAACAGGTTGTTGCAGTGGAGTGGAACGGGGAGAGAGTTGTCACAACGGCGCAACTGGCAGATATTTATGAAGCAACAGATGCGCAGATTAAACAGAACTATGGAAACAACGAAGCACGTTTTAAGGAGGGAGAACATTTCTACTTGCTTAGAGGAGAGGAATTAAGGGCTTTTAAGAACATGGTAGAAGATTTCGACCTTGTTGGAAAGAACGCGAATCAGCTTTATCTCTGGACACGCCGAGGAGCAAGTCGTCACTGTAAAATGCTTGGAACTGATAAAGCATGGGAGCAGTTTGATGCACTGGAAGAAAATTATTACAACCCAAAAGTACGACAGCTTGATATGTCAGAACTATCACCAGAACTGCAGATGTTTCAGAAGATCTTCAATTCTGTAGCAGAGCAGCAGTTAGAGCAGAAGCGACAGGCAGAAAAAGTGGAGCAACTTGATAAAAAGGTTGATTCTATTAAGGATGTAATCGCATTGAATCCGAATAGATGGAGAACGGACAGCGCAAAGATTGTCAATAAAATTGCTTTGAAGATGGGCGGATATGAGCACATAAAGGCTATTCGAGAAGAAAGCTATAAACTTTTGGAAGAACGCATGGGAGTGGCATTGAACATTCGCCTTAGCAATAAGAAGAAAACACAGGCATTGAATGGCGTAAGTAAGTCTAAGATAGACAAGCTTAACCAGTTAGATGTAATTGCTGACGATAAAAAGCTCATTCAGGGTTATGTATCTGTCATTAAGGATATGGCAATCAAGTATGGAGTTACGGAGGTAGCTTAATATGGACAGAACAGCATTAGAAGAACGTGAGAACATTCTTAAAATTATGTATGATGAAATGGAAAATCAACCAATGGCAAGTCAGAAAACAAGAGATACATATTCAGCTTTGCATGACGCCGTTGAAGCATATTTCAATGCAACACAGGAAGATGCTTTTTACTGGGGATATATGACAGCTATGAAGCAGTACGAGAAAGCCGGGGTAGTAAGATGACAGAAGTAGAGAGATTGACAATGGAATTGTTAAAAGAAATGGATGATATGTCACCGGAGGATATTGAGAATTTCAGAAAGGAATGGTTTGAAAAGTTAGAGCCGGAGCAAATTCGCAATGAAAAGGTTGACGACTATGTTAATGCTGTGTGTGATGTGGCAATTAGCAGAGCAAAGAAGAGACTGGAAGTAGCATAAGGTAATTAGAGAGCTTGGAAACAGGCTCTCTTTTTATATATTATTTTTAATAGGAAAGGAGGAATGACCGTGGCATACAGATTGTATATGGATGGCATTTTATTTCCCGTTACGCCGTCCAAGATCACCATGAAAATTAACGGCAAAAATGAAACGGTCACACTGATCAATGAGGGGGAAGCCAATATTTTAAAAAGCCCCGGGCTGACGGACGTGGATTTTGAGCTGCTGCTTCCGGCGGTGCAGTACCCGTTTGCGGTATACCCGAGCGGATTCCGTCCGGCAAAATACTATCTGGACAAGCTGGAAGCGTTGATGAGCGCCAAGAGTGCATTTCAGTATGTGGTCACGCGAACGGATGGAACGAATCAGCGTTTGTTTGATACCAGCATGAAGGTATCGATTGAAAGCTACGATATCGTGGAGGACGCGGGGGAAGGGCTGGATGTAACGGTAAAAGTAAAGCTCCGGCAGTACCGGGAATTCACAACCAAGGCGTGTACGATTGACATTTCGCTTCCGAAGCCGAGAGCTGCAATGCAGGCAGCAAGAGCGGCATCATCCAACGCGCCGTCCGGCGGGTCTTACACGGTGAAAAAGGGGGATTGCCTGTGGAAGATTGCAAAGCAGTATTATGGGAACGGAAGCAAGTGGGGAACGATTTACAATGCCAATAAGTCGGTGATCGGCGGGAATCCGAATCTGATCTATCCGGGGCAGGTACTTGCCATTCCGGCGGCGTAGGAGGGACATATGTACGAGTTATTGATACAGCATGATAGCACGGCGTATATGCCGCCTGTGAAAGAAGAAGTGAAGGTTACGACGGAGCGGCAGATCAGCCCCGGAGTGCTCGAATTCAGCTTTGTGGACACTGGAATCAATATTGGAAATGGTGATCCGGTTCGGTTCAAGGATGCAGATGGAAAAGAAGTGTTCTATGGATTCATTTTTCGCATGAAACGCGATCGCAGTAACATTGTGACGATTACGGCATATGACCAGATCCGGTATCTGAAGAATAAGGATACGCTCGTATATGAGAATAAGACGGCGGATGGTGTGGTGGCGCTGATCGGTGAGAAGTATGGATTTAACATCGGTACACTTGCCAATACGGTGTGGGTGATCGCGTCGCGGGTGGAAGATAATGTGTCGCTGCTTGATATGATCAGTAATGCCCTGGATCAGACGTTGCAGAATACGGGGGACTTGTACATCCTGCATGACGATTTTGGAAAGCTGAATTTGTCTTTCCTCGGTGATATGTATGTGCCGATCATGATCGATGCGGAAACTGGCCAGAATTATGACTATGAGTCTTCCATCGATGAAAATACCTATAACCGGATCAAACTGGTTTATGACAATGAGGATGCCGGGAAGCGGGAGGTTTATATCGCACAGGATTCATCCAATATCAACAGGTGGGGGATTTTACAGTATTTTGATGCGCTACAAAAGGGAGAAAACGGGCAGGCAAAGGCGGACGCGTTATTACAGCTTTACAATAAGGAGACGCGGACGCTGACAGTCAAGGATGCCGCCGGAGACTCACGGGTGCGCGGTGGATCGCTCGTCGTGGTGCAGCTTGATCTCGGTGACGTGAAGCTTCAGAATCTCATGTTGGTGGAAAAATGCGTTCACAAGTACGGCGAGAGCAAACACACAATGGATTTGACAGTATCGGGAGGTGATTTTAGTGCATGACGCAAATGATTTTGTCCGGGCGGTGCAGCAGGTATCGACGAATGCGAATGATGCCGGGTATCCGGCTACGGTGATGTCCGGGACGGTAACATCTGCCAGCCCTTTAAAAATCAAAATCGAACAGAGATTTGAGATCAGCGGAAGCATGCTGATTCTGCCGGAACATTTGAAAGAGCGTGAAATCAAGGTGACAGTAAAGCCGACACATACCGAGGACGGCGGTACGCCGGAGCATAACCATGAATACGGCGGCGAATTAACGGTAACGGTACATAGCGCCTTGAGCGTTGGTGACAGCGTGCAGGTGGTCCGGCAGCAGGGCGGGCAGAAATATCTTGTAATCGGGAAGGTGGTGTAAGCATGATACCGGTATCAAACCAGTTGAAAAACGTCGAAGTGGTAGAACAGCCGTCCCTCTGTCCGAGAATGATCGTGGAAAGTGAACGGATCATAGGGCAGTGCGATGATGTCGAAGCTATTAAGCAGGCGATCTATAACATACTGAATACCGAGCGGTATCAGTATATTATTTTTTCGTGGGACTATGGTGTGGAACTTAAGGATCTGTTCGGAAAACCAATCGATTATGTTATGCCGGAGGTAGAGCGGCGCATCACGGAGGCTCTGGTGCAGGATGACAGGATTGATTCCTGCGACAGTTTTGAGTTTGAGAAAAAAGGAAGAAAATTGCTGGTTACGTTCGTTGCTCATACGAAATTTGGAAGCGTTCCAGCACAGAAGGAGGTGGATGTATAAGTGTACGAGGAGCAGACGTTTGATGCAATTATGCAGAGGATGCTTGAGCGCATCCCGGATACGTTGGATAAGAGAGAGAGCAGTCCTGTATATATGGCGCTTGCACCGGCGGCGGTCGAATTGGCATCGCTGTATGTTGGATTTGATTGCATGCTGGCGGAGACATTCGGCGATACAGCATCGCGGGAGTACCTGATCCGGTTATGTGCGGATAGGGGTATCACACCCAAGACAGCTACGTATGCGGTACTGGAATTAGAGACGGATGTGGAGGTACCGGTCGGAACACGGTTTACCGGCGGGGATCACTTTTATAAGGTAACTGCAAGCGGACAGGTAACCTGTGAGCAGCCGGGGGCAGCCGGGAACGAATACCTGGGGGATGTTATCCCGGTGGAGTATGTGATGGGACTCACAACTGCAAAACTTACGCGTGTGTTGATCTATGGAGAGGACGACGAGGATACCGAAGTTCTTAGATTGCGGTATCAGGAATCTTTCAATGAACGGGCTTTTGCCGGGAATGCAAAGGACTATCATGACAAAACACTGGGAATAGCAGGAGTTGGCGCTGTTAAAGTGATCCGGGCATGGAATGGTCCGGGAACAGTCAAGCTTGTGATATTAGACAGTGTTTTCGGAAAGGCAACGGATGTATTGATTCAGACGGTGCAGAAAGAATTTGACCCGAATAAGGACGGGCATGGCGATGGTCTTGCACCGATCGGGCACGCGGTGACAGTTGACACCGCATCCGAAGTCACTGTTAATATTGCGGCGACGATAACCTATGATAACGGATATGACCTTAATACCTGCAAGACCCAGATCGAGACAGCCATAGAGGAGTATTTTGCCGGACTTAGAAAGAACTGGGAAAATCAGTCGAAACTGGTTGTGCGGATTGCGTCTATTGATGCAGCGATCATGGGAGTGAAAGGCGTGGTAGATGTGACCGGTACAACGCTTAACGGCGGGGGAAACGTCGAATTAACAGAATATGAGATCCCGGTACTGGGGGTGGTTACTTATGGCTGATCGTTATATCAATCTTAAGGAACTGCTCCCTTTGTATTTGCAGGCGTATAAGGAACTTGCCGCACCTATGGATGCGGAAACACCGGAGTTCCAGATAATTGAGGCGGAACATAACAGGATCATTGCCAACCGCTATATCGTGACCTGCGATGAGGAGGGCATTGTTCGGTACGAGCAACTCATGGGAATCCAGCCCAAGGCAGATGATACGTTGGAAGACCGGATTTTCAGATGCATAACAAAGTGGAATGTGTGTCTGCCGTACAATTATGCTTTCCTCGATCAAAAGTTAAGGGAACTATGTGGAGCTGAATATACGTTGGATCTGGACATTGCTGGCCAGACCGTAACAGTTAAAGTGGGACTTGCGCAGAAGAATCAGTATGATGTGGTCGCGGAAATGCTGGAAGAGATAGTTCCATGCAACTTACAGTTGAATCTTTCTTTACTGTACAATCAGTACCAGGCGCTTAAACCATATCCACATATTATTCTGGCGCAGTTTACACATTGGGAATTGCGGAATTTGAGCATCCCCCGGAATTTAAGTGCTGCGGTAGAGAATATAGCGGCGTATGCAGTGGATGATCTGGCACGCTTCACAGTGGAAGAGGTTGCGGATATAGGAATCAGAAAGAAGGTATGAGATGAAACTTACGGATTTATTCAAATTCAAGCTGTTTGAGAGAAAAGACGTTGCAGATCTGGCGGTGGTCAATGAGAACTTCCAGGCGGCGGAGAGCGAGATTGACAAGCGGCTGCTCAAAACTGCGGTGCAGAACACGAACACAGTCACAGAAGCGGGATATGCACTGGATGCCAGACAGGCGAATCCGAATGTTAAGGGATCGCTGGCTGAACTGATTGCGGTGTTGAGCGAATTGTTGACAAGTCATAAAAGCTCTGGCGATCATGATAGCAGATATTATACAAAAACAGATATGAATACGATGCTTGCCAGAAAAGCTGATAGCGAGCACAACCATGACAAGGCGTATTATACAAAAGCATTTGTTGATGGTCTGCTTGCGTTGAAAGCAGACCTTACACATTATCACGATAACAGGTACTATACTGAAGCGGAGACGGATGCAAGAATGGCAAAGGCAGCTCGATATGTGGGCTTATATGAACAGGAGATTACGTTGGCAGCGGGCGGGGAATTTTACCAGGCAATTCCAAGTACGTATCAGAATGGGGGATATATTTATTTTATAAACTGCTCGGGTAACTCGTTGAATTTCACGGCCAACATGGAAGGATATAATATGGCTGTGAAGAATAGGGGCGCAAGTACGCTGGCAACTCGAGTGCAGGTGTATTTTTTTAGCATTGGCGTATAAATCAAGAAGAAAGGGAAAAAGTATATGAAGTTGAAAACCTCAAAAGACACTTACGAAATTGTAAGTGCAAACCATGAAAACGGAAAATTGAATATTGTATTTGAAAACCAGTCCTGCGAATCTTTGCAGGATATTTTTTCGGTCAAAAATGATCTGGCACGGCTGGAGATTTATGATCATGATGAGCGGACCAGCATTATCACTGAGTATGTGGTGCTTGAACGAGTGGTGCTTGAGGATAATCATGCGACGGTAGTTCTCGGAAGAGAAAGTGATGACTATTCGCGGCGCGTCACGGATCTGGCATCAAAACTTGCGGAAGCATCGGCAACCGCATCGGAGATGGCGGAAACAGTTACCGCGACAAATAAGACGGTTGATGGAAATACAACCGATATTCAGAAGCTTGCTGCCGACATGGATTATCTGGCTATGCAGATGGAGGTGACATTGGATGAGTAAACATTATGAAAAGGTAAAAGGGTATTATGACAAGAATCTTTGGAGCAAAACCCGTGTGTACAATGCGGTAAGAAAGTGGATCACAGCCGGGGAATATGAGGAGATCACCGGGGAGACATATGAGGAACCGGCGAAGAAAAGTGCCGAGGAAGATACAACTATGATGTAGGAGGAGAATCATGAAACAGACGGAGAATTATGGCTTTAACGTGCCGGAGGAACATGAATTTTATGATGTTGCAGCGCAGAACGAGAACTGGGAGAAGTTAGATGCGGCTTTAACACAAATCGAGAGCCGGCTGCAGGAAATTGCAGAAGCAAAACAGTAACAGAACCATAGTCATAGCGCCGAACAATTGATCTTTTTGATCGAACGTCCGGCGCTATTCAGTTGGCACAAACACTGATAAGACAGGTTTTATACTTATTATAAGGAAAGAGAGGAAACGATATGGAATCAATCATCACAGCATTTATTACAGGCGGACTGACGCTGATCGGTACGGTAATGACGGTCAGCAGTGGTCAGAAAAAGACGGATCACAAACTTGAGATGGCGCAGGCGGTTACGGACTGCAAGTTGGACGAGCTTACCAGAGAGGTAAGGATGCACAACAACTTCGCGCAGCGTGTGCCGGTCATCGAGGAGCAGGTAAAAGTTATCAATCACCGCATTGCGGACTTAGAGGAGGGAAAGTAGTATGTTGAAAAATTGTGTACTCAGAGTATCAGTAGACACGCAGAAATGGGCGAAAGCTGCGGGCATCAGAGCGCTTAAGACGATGGCACAGACTGCGGTTGCAGTAATCGGTACCGGAGCAGTAATCTCGGCAGTAGATTGGAAGATGGTAGTATCATCCGCGATTGTGGCGGGTGTTGTGTCGCTGCTCACGTCTGTTGCAGGAATTCCGGAAGTGGAGGGATAATTTATGGCGAACAAAAGAATTGGACAGGCAGGACTTGACCTTATCAAGCAGTACGAGGGATGCAGACTGGCAGCATACCGGTGCGCCGCCGGTGTATGGACCATCGGGTACGGTCACACGGCGGGCGTACATAGCGGCATGACAATCACACAGGCGCAGGCGGACGCATATCTGCAGCAGGACATTGCGAAGTTTGAGGGATACGTCAACAATCCCGCATACGTTCCGATCACGGAGCAGCTTAACCAGAATCAGTTTGATGCGCTGGCCAGCTTTGCCTTTAACTTGGGCGCCGGAAATCTCCGGAAGCTTTGCAAAGGCAGAACAGCGGCGCAGATCGCTAGAACTATGCCGAATTATAACAAGGCGGCAGGCAAGGTGCTGGCAGGATTAAGGCGGCGCCGGGCGGCGGAGCAGGCATTGTTTAACAAGCCGGTAAGCGCGGCTACACCGGCACAGAATCAGAATACGGAGGATTACAACATGAAGACGATCAAAAAGGGTAGCAAAGGCAACGCGGTAAAGGTATGGCAGATCATCATCGGCGCGGCGGCGGACGGCATCTTCGGCAGCGGCACGGAATCGGCAACCAAGACTTGGCAGAGCAATCACGGGCTGGCGGCGGATGGTATTGTCGGCAAAATGAGTTGGAAAGCGGGACTGGAAGCACTGTAAGAGTATGACCGGCGGGAGAAATCCTGCCGGCTTAATAATATGTGATACTTAAACACGGTGTGTTACATTCTAAAGGCAATGAAGCATAGTAAAAAAGCCGATTAGCAATTATTCACAAAAAGTAATTGGCAACGCATTGGTAACAAAAAGTTACGTTTTCTCAGTAAAATCAATGATTTAAAATTAGCCAGAGTATAATTTGAAATCAGATTTAGCACTTTTAATGAGAATAAAAATACCGGTAAACCGTAATCTGGCTTGCCGGTATTTTTTGTGCATATTATTTTGCGGATGCAGAGCGGGAAGTGGGATGTGTCTGGCGCAGCAGAATTCCGATGGAGAGGAGAGCCATGACGGCCTGGCTGATGAGAAGTCCGCACAGATAGCCGCGGATGCCGTAGACGGGAAGGGCAAACAACACAAAGAGGATGCGGATGCCGCAGGCAATCAGATTCAGCACGAAAGTGATGCCCGGGTAGCCGAGCCCGTGCAGAATACTGCTCAGCGTCACGCCGAGGTACAGGAAAGGACAGATCCAGCCGAGCGTCCGTATAAATGTTCCGGCGAGCGCGTTCCCAAAAAGCACATTCCCGATAAAGTGACCGGTAGCAAGAAAACCCGCTGTACAAAAAAAGCCCCACAGAAGACAGACCCGGATGGTTTTTAAGACCGCGCGCCGTATGAGCACATCGTTTCCGCCGGCTTTGGCTTCTGAGATGGCGGGCATAAGAAGCACCGAAACGGAGTTGGTGATGACGGACGGAAACATGATGACGGACATCGCCATGCCGGTTAAGATGCCGTAGACGCCAAGCGCCTCGGAAGCCGTGTAACCGAACAGGCGCAGGCGGCTGGGAATCATGATGTTTTCAAAACTGGAAAAGAGCGTTAAAACAACCCGGTTTGCCGTGAGCGGAACCGCCATGGCAAGGAGATTGCGCGTGCCGCATTTCACGGAAAGCGCCGTGTCCGTTCCCTCCGGAAGTTTTGCGACGCTGACGGAGACGAGCGTGCTTGCCACTTCGCCCATCACAGCTCCCCACATTGTGACGGAGAGCGGAACGGCGGTCTGCTCCCGCATATGGATCTGATAGAGCAGCCAGACCGTGCCGACACGAGCGATCTGCTCTGTGAGCTGTGTGAGAGCAGGGACGCCCGTCTTTTTCTGTCCATAGTAGCAGCCGTTGATGCAGGCGTGGATACAGCAAGGGACAAAGGAGAGGGAGATGATCTTAAGGAGCGGGATGCACCGCACATCTCCGAGCATGGAAACACCGATAAAGTCTGCGTATTTCCAGATTACAAAGCCGGTCGCGGCAGATAAAAGCAGTGAAAGAAACAGACCGATCCGAAAATAGAGCCTCGCACCCGCGGGATTGTTCTGCGCAAGCTCGGAGGAGACGAAGCGTGAGATCGCAGTCTGAATTCCGGCGGCGGTGACGGCGAAACCGAGTGCCATCACCGGGGACAGCAGCTGGTAGATCCCAAGACCTTCTGCACCAATCAGCCTTGAGAGGAATATTCTATAGAAGAAGCCGATAATCCGTGTGAGCACACCGGCGAGTGTGAGCAGCAGTGTGCCGGTGATCAGGGAATTTTTCAGAGAATTTCCAGAAACGGAATTCCTGGGAAAATGAATGTCTGGCAAGTGTGTCTCCGGGAATTGGAATCTTTTTATTATATGTAAGGTGTGGGGGAAAAATGTGCGATCAGGAATATAAAGCAGGTGTGGTCTATCTGGATAATGCTGCAACGACGCGGATGGCGGAGGAGGCCGAAGCCGCTATGCAGCCTTATCTGGTGGAAAAGTTTGGCAATGCGTCAACGGCTTACGGTTACGGGGAGGAAGCGCAGGCGGCGATTGCCCATGCGAGAGAGGTGATTGCAGCATCACTGGATGCCAGACCGTCGGAAATCTATTTTACATCGGGCGGATCGGAGGCGGATAACTGGGCAGTTAAGGGGGTGGCGGAAGCGTATGGAAAATACGGTCGTCATATCATTACCAGCAGGATTGAACATCACGCGGTCCTAAACTCCTGCCATTATCTCGAGGAGCAGGGCTACGAGGTGACTTATCTGGATGTCGATCAAAACGGAATGATCTCGCTGGAACAGTTAGAGCAAGCTGTCCGGGAGGATACGATCCTGATCTCGGTCATGTTTGGAAACAATGAGGTCGGAACGATCGAACCGGTCATGCAGATCGGAAGGTTCGCAAGAGACCATCAGATTCTGTTTCATACGGATGCGGTGCAGGCATATGCACAGATTCCGATCTCCATGCAGCAGTACCACATCGATCTGCTTAGCGCGAGTGCACACAAATTTCACGGACCGAAAGGCGTGGGATTTTTGTATGTGCGGGACGGGGTTACGATGCCGTCCTTTATCCACGGCGGCAGCCAGGAGCGTGGAAAACGTGCGGGAACGGAGAATGTACCAGGGATCGTCGGGATGGGGAAGGCGGTGGAACTGGCATTCTGTAATATGCGCAGAAGAATCCGCAGGGAGATGATGCTACGCAATTATCTGATTGAAAAGATCATGCATGAGATCAAGGGGGTCCGCCTGAACGGGCATCCCACGAACCGCCTGCCGGGAAATGTGAATGTGAGCTTTTCCGGCGTGGACGGTGCATCACTTCTCATTCTGCTGTATGAGGACGGAATCTGCGCCTCGGGCGGCTCCGCCTGCAACACCGGGGAGGAGCGGGTCTCCTATGTAATCGGGGCGTTGGGCGTGCCGGACGAATACGCACCGGGGACCGTGCGTATGACGTTGTCGGGAGAGACGACAAGGGAAGAGATCGACCGCGCCGTGGAGGCGCTCAAGCAGAATCTTAGGAAACTGAGAGATGAAAAATAGTTTTCTCTGGGGAAAAAATATGTGAAAATATTACAAAAACGAAACGTACCTTTGCAGGAAATGAGAAAGTGTGCACAAGAATAATTATGCAGTTTGCTTTTTGAGAGAAAATCGCAAAAAGAGATTGCAAAAAACGGCAAAAATCGGGCACAGAAATGAGCAGATTGCCCGTACTTTCAAGTGGTTTACCGGTTGCGTCAAATTTGACAAAGAAAAAAAATTATGCAATAATTGCGCGGAAATCAGAGAAACACGTTTGGTTTATAGTAGGAAAGGATGAATAATATGATAGAGAGAAAAATCAGATTGTCTGACACGGAGGAAGTAAAGGAGTTTGTGAGAGCTGCCGGAAAATGTGATTTTGATATCGATGTTTGTTATAACAGAGCTGTGATTGATGCAAAATCACTGCTCGGAATGCTGTATCTTGGACTCAGCAAGGATCTGACCGTAAAATACGGCGGACAGAACACCGGGTTTGAGAATACGGTACAGAAATATGCAGTCTGCTAG